AAAGACCAGCCTGGGCGGCTCCTGCTAGTTGCCCGAACACGCCCGCCAACCTGCTGGGGATCTGAGAGAACGTGGCGACAACCTGAGAAACAACAGTCGTCGCGGTGGTCACCAACCCGTTCCACGCCGCAGCGGCGACGGTCTGGAGATTCGTGAACGCACCCGACAGCGCCGTCCCGATGGTGGCACCGATCGTGGAGAACGCCGCCACAGCCTGCTGCTGAATCGTCAACCACGCAGTTTGAGCTATGCCCTCCACAACCAACATAGAAGAGGTGAAGCTGCTTTTGAACTCGTCCAGCATCGTTCGCCACGGAGCATCTTTAGACGTGAACGGCTCGAAGAAGTTACTGGTATCCCCCGGCGTGCCATCTTTGCGCTTGGGATTTGCACGGTCAGGCTGGGAATCGGGCTTTAGCCACTCGGGCAGGTTGTTGGCTTTAGAGAGCGCCCCGCCCAGCTGGTCTATCGTCGCCGTCAAGTCCGTGAAGAAAGACCCCAACGCAGGTAGAGTGGTGTTGACCAAACTCTGCAGGTCGGAGACGAACGTCTTCATCGCCGCGCCGAACTTCGGGTCCTGCAGCCAATCAAACCCCTGCTTAGCTATATCCCCGACGATGTCTAAGACACCCTTCAGGGTAGTGCCGAGGTTGCCCATCGCCCGGTCCAACGACCCATCCGCTGCGGCTTTATCAACCCAATTAGCGAACCCTTGCGCAGCGTTGTCAAACCACTGCCCGACCTGCGGGAACCTAGCCGACACATTGTTAGCAAGCCCGAGCAGCCCGCTGGTAAGGCTGCTGACCCCGGGAGCCATAGTAGATATAGTGCTGGCTATATTGCGGATAGTGCCTTGTATATTCGCCAGGCCGGGGCCGGTTGAGATCGTGTCAATAAACGATGCAGCCACATCGGAGATGCTGTTAGCGACCGCTTTCAGCGGGCCTTCCAACTTCGGCATAACTCCAGCGAGTTGCGCGAACACCGGAGTAAGCCGGGTCTCGAACACGCCAGAGATCGACTTCTTCAGGCTATCCAGCGGAGGGCCAAGCTGCTCGGCAGCCTTTTTAATCCCGTCCATCCCGAGCGCGATGACGCCGATCGGTGTAGCAACGCCCGCTATTACAGCGGGCAGCGTAGCGAGCGCACCGGTAACCAACGCCAGCGCGGGGGCGGCAATAGCCGCCACCGCTGCGACAACCGCAAGGTTGTCCACGAACGGGCCGAGCAGCCCGAACCCGCCACCACCGCCTCCGGACGGGGCTTTGTTAAACAGCCCACCCAGCCGGTCCAACGGACCTCGGTCAACGTCTACCTTGACCTTGACCTTCTCGTCCAAGCCCGACGTAGCCGCCCTGACCTTCTGACGGATACCATTCTCATCTAGATCCAACTTGACGCGGATGTCATCATCCGCGCCCGCCAGCGCCGCCAGCACCTTCTCCCGGAAACCGGTAGTGTCAGGTGTGACCTTGATGGAGACGGAGCCAATGTTATTGCCTGCTGGCATCGGTCAACGCCTTCCTCTTCTTAACGGCAGCTATATGCGCCTTAGCGATAAACGCGAACGAACCCGGCTTATCCACCCGCTTAATCTCGTCCGGGATCGGATACGGATCAGGCGGCTTAGGCTTGCGTTTCTTCGGGTCGGAGTTCGCCAAAATAAACAGATAGTTCGACACTTGCAACACGTCGATGACGCGAGCCATCTGGTAACGGCCCACGTCCCAGCCTCGGAACTGTTGACCGCCACGAACCTCGGCAACAAACGCTGAGTCGTAGTCCAGGTTGTGGATGTGCGCCAGAACAAACCGAGGCGACAACGGATCGACATCGCAGAACAGATCCCGCAGGTCGATGCCAAAGTCACGCCGCAGGTCAGGAACTAGGAACTCGCCGTACTTGTCGATCAGTTCGGCGAGTTCGAGGCTTCCCCCAGTTGAGTCTCCGTAGCCCACAGAGCTACCGCAGAAGTCAACAGCGACACCTTCACCAACAGATCCGAGTCATCCAGATCCTTCAACAACTTCACCGGCTTATCAGCGATAACCCTAATAATCTTCGACGCTTCCTCGACTATCTGCTCAAGCCCCTCGGTGTCCTCTTCGTCATCGTCCACCTCGGTGATCGCGTTCAACGCATCAGAAACGACCTTGCGGTCCTCTTTCTTGAGGCGCAGCAGACTACACAGTTTTACCTTCGAGCCGTCGGTCAACTGTACTTCAACAGGTGCGAACTTCTTACGGGCGTCTTCACGCAGCGAATCGGTGGTAAACGACATGACGGGCCTTTCTAGTGGCGGGCGTGGCGGGCGGGGTAGAGCGGAAGGAGAGGGCAGGCAGAACGAGGCCCGCCGAGGATGCGAACTACCTACCCCCTCCAGACAAGGGGTTAGATAAACAGGTCCGCAGAGATCCAGTCGTACAAACGACGAGAACCCAAGTTCAGGAACGTCGCCTTAACCGGAAGCGTAGCGAAGTCGTCCACAGGCAGTTGGACCGAATCGTCGCGCTTGATAGACGCTTTCGGACTGTAGAACCCGACCCGGACAGTGCCGTCCACGATGACGACGAGCAGCGCCTTCTCGATCGGGGCGAAGTCGCCCGACACACCGAACACGCCGGTAGTCGCAGCCGAGTCCGCGCCGAAGTACAGCTCCAGCGTCGTCTTGTCCCACTGCGACAGTTTGATCGTCACCGAGTCAGCGACCGGATCGCCGGTAGCGATCTCACGCAGACGCTTCTTCTGCCAGGTCCCTTTGATCTCGGTGTTGCCACCGTCGAAGGCGAACTCCGGCATATCGTCACGGGATGTGTGGCCGATGTTGACCCAGCCGTTAAGCGCGGTCACCGTGCCGATCGCCACAGCGGGGGTTGTGCCGCCGGTCAAGCCGGTGCCGGAACCGGTCAGAGTGACCGAAGTACCATGCAACGCTCCGACGAACGATACGTTGAACCCGCTCGCGTCGGTCAGCAGCGTACCGGTGACCGTGGTGTTGCCCGCCCCGACACCCGCGAGGGCCTCCAGAGCGGCCTGCACCTGAGCGGGGGTGGCATTATACGCGATAGCCGACGTAGTAGCAGCGCCCACCGTGAGGGTGAACGTACCACCCGTAGGCGTGCCCGTCAGTTTCACGCTCTTGGTGAGAGCACCGAACAAAGCCGCGTCGAGCGCGTCCAGTTCAGCGGGAGTAGGGGCTGCTGCGCCCACCGTATTGGTGAACACATAGCCCTGGGCTGCAACAATAGCAGCCTGATCGTTGAGTGCCATACTGGCGAATCTCCTTGAGGGTTAAGTGGATCTCGGTGGGCGAATACCGAGCTGTACAAGCCCCTGGACCCGCCAGGAGTCCTGGAACAACGAACTGAACTGGGTGGCACCCAGCGTTTCTTTCATCGAAGACAGATAACCTGCCTCGGTTACCGTTTGGTTCCTGACCGCTAGGTACAACGCCTCCAGGACGTCCTCGTAAAGCTGTTCGGTTGTAGGCAGATCGCCATCAGGCGCTTTAGTGAACACCGTCAACTCGATCACCGGCAGCCCCAACTCTGTGGGTTTTCTAGGGTTACGAACCCCGCCCAACCGCCGCACCTGCACTATCGGGAAGTCGCGGTAGTCGATGTCCGGGAGCCAGGAGTTGACCGTCACAGCCGAGCCGTGAGCGGTCAACCCCGCATCCCGTAGAATAGGGAGGACGATCTTCGCTACCCGAGGTAGCCTCGACATACGTCCTCCTAAACTAGACCTGCTGCACGCGATAGAATGTAACGCCCCTCCGGGGCCTTCGTATCAAGATGTCCGAGCGCACCACCAGGGCCGAACACACCCGAAGGCGCGTGGCCAAACTCCAACGCCGGAGCGTCGGGCGCGTTGAGGTTAACGAACATATCGGGGGAGGCGTCTGTCTTGTCGATAAACGCCGGGAAGTAGCCTTTCGGCGTGATACGGTGCGTGGCGTTAGCGTCCGCCAAGTTAGCTTCAGCCCTCGCCTCTATCGAATCGGCGTGCTCGTGGATCGACGCTTGCGTCACCGCGTGATGCGAGACGATGAAGTTAATCTCTTTCCTACCCTTAAGATGGATAGCCATCAGAACCTCTTGATCGAGTAAATGTAGTGCGCCGTACGCCACGACCGGTTATAGCGTTGAACGTCGCCGAACAAAGCCCACCGAGCGCCGCGCCAGCCGATCTGCGACTGAGCGCCCAACTCGCCGTGCTCCGCATCAAACGCCCGAGGGAACCGGATCGAGTAAACCCGCTCCGACTCGAACCCCTCGTTGTCCTGCTCCTGCCGCCGAGACGACGTACCCGACTGGCCTTGAATATCAAACCGGGCATACGCGGTGAACCCAGACGCGGCGGGGCGAGTCTTTTTATTGCCGTCGTCGTCTAATACCATCTCCTCCGGATAGACGGTGCAAACCTCGTAGTTTGCACCGCCCTCCAGCAGGCTCACTCGTCTTCCCCGGTCTTCTCCACGTTGCCCCAATGCACACGCCAATCATGCACGCAGTGATGGGGCCCGTCGGTGGTGTGGCTGCACTTGGTGGCATCCACATTCCACGGGGCGAACTCGTAGTCGGGACTGACGATGTAAGGACCGTCGGTACTCACGTCGGCATCACCACCTTCGGCTCAAGAATCGAGAACCCTTGACGAATAACACCCAGAACATCCCAGTCAGTGTCTAAAACCTCCAGCGTCCCGCTAGAAAGGTCCTGGCGCAGCATGTAGGTGTAGTTGCCGTCCGTCTCCGACAGATAACCGTCCGGGTTACGGACCAGACGCAGAACCGCGTCCGCCTCGATCTGCACAACGTCGGCGAGATAATCCTCGTCGGCGTCCGCCAGATCTAGCAGCAGCGGAACACGCCTTTTCAGCATCCGTTCAACATCG